TCAGATGCTTACCTATGCCGAAAATCGCATTTATCGCGATCTTGATTTTATGTTTACCTCTACGTCTGTTCAGGGTTATCAATTTGCTACAGGGGATCGTAATCTGACGATCCCCTATAACCTTGCAGACGGATCAGGCAACTTCGTCGTTAGCGAACAGATCAATGTCATAACTCCTTTGGGAACAAGTGATCCCGATTTAGGAACACGGACACCTTTGCTGGCAACAACAAAAGAGTTCCTTGATGCAGTTTATGGCTCTTCATCTTATAGAGGTGTGCCGCAATATTATGCAGCGTTCAATGACAACCTGTTTTTGGTTGGGCCATTCCCTGATGCAGCATATTATGTTGAAGTCGTAGGAACCTATCGCCCCAATAGCTTGTCAACGACCAGCACATGGAATGGTGTCACAGGGACTACGTTCATCAGCACCTATTTGCCTGAAACGCTAATCATGGCATCGATGGTTTACATCTCTGCCTATCAGCGCAACTTCGGCAGGATGAACGACGATCCGCAGATGGCGCAGTCTTATGAAGGCCAATATCAGGCTCTAATTAAATCTGCATCATCTGAAGAAAGTCGCAAAAAGTATGAGTCTGCTGCATGGTCTTCTCAGGCTATGTCACCCTTCTCTACTCCGTCGAGAGGCTGAACATGCCTCACGCATCCCTTAAAATGATTCCAGGAGTTGATACGCAGAAAACGCCAGCTTTGAATGAAGTTGCGCTTTCGCAAACCAACCTCATTCGTTTTTTGCCTGACAGGACAGGCATGGGATTGCCACAGAAACTTGGTGGTTGGACTAAATATTATCCAAACACAATTGCTTCTCCTGTCAGGAATATGAAGTCTTGGCAAGACTTAAATAACATTGACTATTTGGCTCTTGGTGCTGAAACAAATTTGACGGTTGTCTATAGTGGCATTGGTGACGATATCACTCCACTTCAGGCTACATTTAATGGTGTGCCAGCTTTTTCTACAACAGCTGGCAGTTTAATTATTACAGATACCGAAACTGGTAGCAATACAAATATTTATTCGTACGTTTATTACCTGACGCCAGTCAGCGTTGGTGGCACAAAACTATTCGGTGCCTATGCTATTTATAATGTTTTAAGTGCAAATCAATTCCAGGTTGTGGCTGAAAACGCGCCAATTTACACAAATTCGCAAACTGCTACGATAACCAATGCAAGTCCTGCAGTTATAACTGTTGCAGTTGCTCCAGCCAATGGCACAGTGGTTAAGTTTTCGACGACTGGAGCTTTGCCGACAGGCATAACTGCAGGCACAACCTATTTTGTTAAAAATGCCACCGCAACCACATTTAACGTAGCACTTACCCCAACAGGTGCATCTGTCAATACTTCTTCGGCAGGATCTGGAACTCACACAGCAAAATTCCCTGGACAGGTGGCTTACTTCACCACAACAACAGCACTTGCAACAGTTTCTGTTTTGTTTCCGAATCATGGATTGTCGGTTGGGTCAGATTTGCCTGTAACAGTTTCAACAACTGTTGGCGGCATACCATTATATGGCGTTTACACAGTTAGTGCTGTTATTGATGCCAACAATTTGCTATTCGTCGCTCAAAACTCTGCCACCTCTACAGCCTCTGCTTTTGAAAACAGCGGCAATGTTAACTCGACGATCTATTATGGCACAACTCCTCAGCCAGCTGGGTCTGGTTTTGGGGTGGGTGGTTATGGGGTTGGTGGCTATGGCACAGGATCAGGCATCGTGCCAACTTCAGGTTCACCGATCACAGCATCTGACTGGACGCTTGACAATTGGGGCCAAATTTTACTCGCATGTCCAACAGGTGGCCCTATCTATTTTTGGGAACCTAATGGCATCATTCAAAATGCGCAGATCATCGATGGCTGTCCGCTGGCCAACACAGGCATGTTTGTTGCCATGCCCCAACGTCAAGTCGTGGCATATGGCTCTACTCAAACAGGGATCGTAGATCCTCTATTGGTAAGATGGTCAGATATTGAAGACTATGCCATGTGGGATGCAACGGTCATCAATCAAGCAGGTTCATACCGCATCCCAACAGGCAGCAGAATTGTCGGTGGGTTGCAAGCCAATCAGCAAGGTCTGCTTTGGACAGATCTTGATCTGTGGGCCATGCAATATATTGGCCCTCCATTTGTTTATGGGTTTAACAAAATTAAATCCAATTGTGGTTTAATCGCTAGAGGTGCTGCAGCCAACGCAGGTGATGCGACTTATTGGATGAGCCAGAAACAATTTTTCTCTATTTCTGGCAATGGTGTGGAAGCTCTTGCTTGCCCTGTTTGGGATATTATTTTCCAGAACCTTAAATCTGGCAATGATGCAAATGGGTTGCCATACACCAACCGCATTCGTTGTGGCACCAATTCCCAGTTTAACGAAGTGACTTGGTATTATCCGTCTGCAAACGGCACAGGCGAAAATGACAGTTATGTCAAATATAACACTGTAATTAAACAGTGGGATTATGGCACTCTTTCGCGCAGTGCATGGATCGATCAGTCTGTCATTGGCCCTCCCATTGGCGCCGACCCTGTCAGTGGCTATATCTATCAGCATGAAACATCGAATGACGCCGATGGGCAGGCCATTAATTCTTCGTTCCAAACAGGCTATTTCCAAGTCAACGAGGCAGACAACCTCGTATTTTTGGATCAAATCTGGCCAGATTTTAAATGGGGTCAGTATAGCCAGCCTAAAAACGCTACTATCCAGCTGACATTTTTTGGCACCAACTATCCTGGGGACACACCCAAACAATTTGGTCCATACAATATGACACAGGCCACGCAATTTTTGACGACTCGGATCCGTGCGCGTTTGATCTCAATGAAGGTTTCGAGCAATGATGTCGGGACGTTTTGGCGACTCGGCGATGTTCGATACCGTTTCCAACCAGATGGCAGGTTCTGATGGCAACCCTTGACGATATTTTAACAACGCAGAAAAATGGTGTTTTTGGCATTAACTCAATTGCCACATCAAACTATTTTTTGGCTGGAAAAATCAGTGCACCTGCCCTTGCTGCCACAACTTTAGTACGCAGCGGAGCAGGTTGGGTCGCAAAAGTTTCTGTGACAACTGCTGGATCTTCCTCTGCGATAATTTATGACAGCAATGCAACAACGACTTTGACTGCTCCGATTGCAGTTGTCGCCAATGCAGTCGGAATTGTAACGATTAATCTTCCCGTCACCAATGGTATCGTGTTTGTTCCAGGAACAGGCATGACGGCCACTGTAAGTTATTCGTGAGGACGATATGCCACTGCAACATGGATCATCGCAAAAAACTATCTCGAACAATATTCGAGAGATGATCCACGCAGGTCATCCTCAGGATCAAGCTGTCGCTGCAGCTTTAAATACTGCGCGCAGCACCCATGCGAAAGGTGGGCAAACGGTCACCACCCAAACGAATATGCCTGCGCCCAAAATTAAAGCCCACTCAGGCCCAATTCACTCTTTGGTGGCGGGTCGCACAGATCACCTCCCGATGCACGTTGCATCAGGTGCCTATGTTATTCCTGCAGACATCATTTCGGCGATGGGCGAAGGCAACACAATGGCTGGGTTTAAATCAGCCAAACAGGTGTTCGGTGGTGGGCCATATGCTAGTGGTGGAATCTATGGCCAAGGGAAAACACCATACGGTGCCGAAATGCCCAAAGCTGGCGGCGGCGCAGTTGACGATGAAGTCGTGCCGATTGTTGCAGCTGGCGGCGAATATGTCATTCACCCTATTGATGTCGTCCGCATCGGTAGCGGAGATCTAGACCATGGACATAAAATACTAGATTCTTTTGTGAAGAAAATGAGAGCCAAAACCATTGACACTCTCAAAAAACTTCCAGGGCCAAAGAAGGATTAAATGATGACTGATGAATTAAAAATTAGACTCGGAACACCAGCAGATGAAGATGCCATGATGGAAGTAGCGATTAAGGCACATCATGAAAATGGAATTATGGACTTGAATGAAGACAAAATGCGAGGCATGATTAAACCTGCATTGTATCTTTGGCAAGGGATGTGCGGCATCATCGGTCGTCCTGGAGAAAAAATTGAAGGTGCTGTTCTGTTGCGTACAGTGCAAATGTGGTATGCTGATTCTTGGATCCTAGAAGAAAAAGCTATTTTCGTCGATCCAGAGTTTCGTAGTGCGAAAGGCGGCAGAGCTCGTCGTCTGTGTGAGTTTTCTAAACAAGTCGCCGATGGACTTAACATTCCATTGCTGATCGGCGTTTTGTCAAATGATAGAACTAAATCGAAAGTAAAACTTTACGAGCGCCAATTTGGGCCACAAACAGGAGCATTTTTTCTGTATGGCGGCCAAACTGGTCATGAACTGACGGAGCAATAAAATGGGTGGCGGCGGCAAAGGCGGCTCTTCAACACAAACAGTGTCTATCCCACCAGAAGTTCTGGCTCGGTACAATGCTGTCAACGCAAAAGCTGAGGAAGTGGCGCAAACGCCATTTAAAGAGTATGGCAACACAGCAGAGGCTTTTGTCGCACCATTGACGAAGACACAGCAATCGGGGATCGCTAATACCAATGCTGCCGCCAACCAAGCACAACCATATTTTGGTGCTGCCACTCAGCAGTACGGCCAAAATGCTGGCCAAGCACAGCAATACAATAATGCTGCATCTAGCAACATAACAGGTGGCCTTGCAGCTGCGACACCATTCACATATGCTGGCGGACAGGCTGTGAATGCTCAGCAGTATAGCCCAGAAGGTGTCAGCCAATATATGAACCCATATATGAATGCGGTTATTGGCGGCACGCTGGCACCACTGCAGCAGCAACAAGCTATGGATCAGCAAGCTCTGACAGGCAAAGCAATCGGTGCGGGAGCTTTCGGTGGCAATCGCGCTGATTTGGCTCAGGCAGCATTGCGCGGACAGCAGCAGATGGCAACAGGCAATGTTGTCGGCGGTTTGCTTAACCAAGGCTACGGCCAAGCACAAAATATGTTTAACACCCAGCAAGGTGTTAATTTGGCTGCAGGTCAGGCCAATCGTCAGGCTCTGCAGCAGACAGGTCAGAACCTTTTTAATCAATATTCTGGCACAGGTCAGGCTTTGGCTGGTTTGGGCAATCAAACCTTCAACCAAGGTGTTCAGGGTGCAAACACTCTTGCTGGACTCGGCACTGGTGCACAAGGTGCTGCACTGCAAGGTGCTCAGGCACAGCTCGGTGCAGGTCAGCTGGAACAGCAAACCAATCAGGCTGGCAAGTCGGCACTGTACAATCAGTTCCTGCAACAGCAGAGCTATCCGTTCCAAACCACACAGTTTCTTGCGAACATCGCAGAAGGAACTGGTGCACTGTCTGGCTCGACCACAACAGGTCAACAATCTGGTGGTTTCTTCTCGGACGAACGTCTTAAAGAAGATATCAAGCCAATCGGTAAAACTTTTGACGGCCAGCCGATCTACAAATATAACTACAAAGGCGACGACCGCACACAGATCGGTCTTATGGCGCAAGATGTCGAAAAGCATCACCCAGAGGCTGTCGGTCTGCATTCGGGCTACAAAACAGTTGATTATGACAAAGCGACCAAAGGCGCAGAACA